AAAAGATTTTTTCTCCTGCGTCGGGGAAGGGCGACCCGGACGGTCGCTCTTTGGTGGCGACCCGGACGGTCGCCACAATTTTGACTGTTGTACCGCTCCATTGCCACTCCCTAGGAAACGGCGGCCTGCCCGGGCTGCCGTTTCCATTTTTGGCGATGGACGCGCCGCTGGCAGGCCAGGGCAGCCTGTCGAGCTGGACCGGGCAATTCAGAAACGGGAGTGGTTGGAATGGAAAAGCAAAAGCCGTTAGCAGCGGCAGTGCGGGATTGGATGGAACGAACGGACGTTAGGGGCGATGACCTGCGGTTAACCGTGTTGACCTTGTTGCAATTCGCTGGCGGCCTGCAGGAGGGCGCGAATGAAGCGACGGTGAGCCACGCGTCACTCAGCGACATGGGTCAGATCATGGGCCGTGACGAGCGTACGATCCGCCGACGCCTAAGCAAGCTCAAAAAGCTGGGCTACTTGTCATGGATACGTCGCACATGGGGCCAGCAAGGGCCAAATGTCTACACGATTTTCTCGACCGGACACATACGTGTCCAGATGAGCGATATCACCGGTCAGCCAATGGCTAGCCATAGCGGCGACCGGACAAATGAGAGTTTCGACCGGACAGATTCAATTCTCGACCGGACAAATCAGCCATCTCGACCGGACACGTATTTGTCCAACAAGGGTTTGACTAAGGGTTTCTCTAAGGGTTTTGTGAGGGTTAACGCTCAATGCGAATGCAATGCAAATGCAATGCAAATGCATGATGCCAACCCCGAACACCCACAATCACAAACCCAAGAGAAAAGCACTTGCTCGACAAAGACCCAAAAACCGAACGAGCAATCACTGCCGTTGCGGACTTTGCGCAGGCGTGAGTGGCTCGAGTTTCGGGATCGTTAGAAAGCATGGGCAGCTCAATGATCATCCGCGATGCAATTACCGGCCAGATACGAGGCAGCGCGAAAGAACAACCCGTCTGGGCGAGCGAAGTCAACCTGAAAAACACGTTGCTGATGCCGGCAATTCGCCAGATGACGGCAGTTCAGCGGTTTTATCGGGATGGTCGCACTTGCCGCGAGATTTCCGCAGAAGTCGGCTTGTCGATCAACAGTATTCACATGCTCCTGATGCGTGCTAGGCGCGGGTTGGGCGCCGAAAGACTTGGGCATGACGAGCCACTTTTCATCCAGCCCAAGAAAGTCGTTGAGAAGCACGATGAATTCTCGAGCCGTCGCGGATTTGGTAAACGTCGCGAGCATTGGAACAGCAAAGGCTCGCGTTACACGATGCACGTCGACGAAGCGAGGTTGATCGACTTTTTCGTGCGGCCTGCTTTGCAGCGCTACCGGATCGCCGAATTGTTTTGGCTTCGAGGCTTAACGGCGAACGAGGTCGCGCGCGTCACGGGAATCAATCTGCGCTCGGTCGAATTCCAATTGGGGCGAATCAGAAAGCTGATGACGGGCAAGCAGCAACGGCAGTTCGTTTCTCGCGGAGTGACGCGTACCGGCAAACGGCGAACGGGAGTTACAGCGACTTACCAAAGGAGACAATCCTAGTGTCCGACTTAGAACTTGCGCGTTATGCAGTCCGGAAACTTGGCATTCCTCGAATCTTAGTGAAAGCAGCAATCCTAGATCATTGCTTGGGTGAATTGGTCTATGTCGCACAGGCTGACGAAATTTCGCCAGAGGGCCACGAGCGGCTGACAAGCGCACAGGAGATTACATGTTAGATGTGCGGTTGTATGACAGAAATGGGCAGTTCGTGCGCCGCGTCTCGCGTCGCGAAGCGGCGCAGTTAGTGGATTCGGAAGCTGCCGAACCTTTGACTCTCGGAGGCTGGCGCGGTCGTCCGGATGTCGAATGGGCGGGCATTCGGCTCATTGTTAGGCGCGATTGTCGATGGTCGCCAGCGGCACTAACGAGCGATGATATGCGCGCCATTGCTGGCGAATTCGGAGATACGCCATCGGCCGCGATGTCACGGCTGAAACTGAAGGTATGGCAATCAATTCATTGAAGCGCTGCCGAAATTGCGGGCAGCCAACGAAAGATCGATTCTGCTCTGCTGCCTGTCGTGTCGCATATCGCGGACAACGCGACAAGGAACACGTTGTAGACGCTGAGAAATCTTGGTTAGAGATCACGCAACAATGCGTGAAGTTGGAGCGCTGACAATGGCCGAAAAACCTGTCGGCATCTGCGCGCGCTGTCGCAAAACTTCTTGCGACTGTCGGCGCTCCAATGTTACCGACGAACGGCGCGGTAATAGCACACAGAGAGGATATGACTGGAACTGGCGACGATTCCGAAAGTGGTTTCTTGGCAGGCATCCGTTATGCGAGTCAGTTGAGCACTGCTGGAAACCTGCTGTTGAGGTGCATCACGTGGTGCGCATATGTGACTCGCGTGCTGATCGGCTGGTAGAGAGTAACTGCCAAAGCTTGTGTCATTACCATCACCGCAAGCTAGGCGGGCGCGGAGGTAGAGGATGACCACGCGCGCACTAACTATCGCTCTGAGGGCAACAGGACGCGATGGCGGGGCATTCTACGCGTGCGATGGGAGGGCATTTATTGTACGGGCCGAGACCAGCGCGACCACGCCCGCACCCGGTTTTATGCACTAGGAACAGAAATCTAAACGCGTTTTGGGGTCACAAATGAAGCTATCGAAGGAATCACGACAGACTTACGAGCGCATCGTTGCGAAGTATGTGCTTTCGGCGGATGGCTTACTCGTGTTGGAAGGCGCTTTGCAGAACTATGACGATTATCTTCGCGCTCGCGCCCGAGTCGAGAAAGACGGGCTTATTCAGAATGGCCGCCGTCATCCTGGGCACGATGTAGCGGTGAATTGCTACAGAAATTTCTTGGCGGGGATGCGCTATCTGGGCTTGGATGCTTCGCCCGACGTTGAACCGGAGGGCAATGCCTAGACGCTCGCCTAAACCGGCAATTCTCCGCGTTACAAGCCGCGCTGACGCGCTAGAGGACTTGCTACAGGGCTTGACGGGCGCTCGGCGCGTTAGGGCTTTCCTCGCCTTGCTAAAGCACGTCAAGGGAATCAAGGCGGGGCTTCCGTTTGTCCTGGCTGACTGGCAGGACGAAGAAATCGTCACCCCGCTGTATGACGCATTGCGCGCTGATGGCACGCGCCAGTATCGGCACGGCTATCTATCTTTCGCCAGAAAGAGCGGGAAAACGACTCTCGCCGCGGGCCTTGGCCTATATCACACGTTCGCGGACGGCGAATTTGGCGGCGAAGTCTATGCAGCCGCTTCAAGCCGCGAACAGGCTGCGCTTCTGTTCGATGTGGCCGCTTCGATGGTCGAAGCCTGCCCGGTTCTCCGATCGCGGGCAACTGTCTCGCGGGCAACGAAGCGGATCAGGGACCGAGTGACACAAACCGTGTTCCGCGCACTGTCGGCTGATGTTCCCCACTTGCACGGACTAAATGCGAGCTTCGTTGTGCTCGATGAGATCGCACAGCAACCAAACCGCGAACTCTACGACGTGCTGGCTACTTCGATGGGTGCGCGTAAGCAGCCGCTCATGCTGTCGATTGGCACGGCGGGCTGGGACCGTCACTCCATCGCATACGAACTTTACCAGCACAGCAAGCAGGTAATCTCTGGCAGTGTCGAAGATCCTGCTTTCTTTGGGCTAATCCGGGAATTGCCCGAAGGTGCGGACTGGACAGACGAAACCTTGTGGCCGCTGGCGAATCCGGGCTTGGATGACTTCAGGGATCGCGAGGAGTTACGGCAGGCCTGCGAGCGTGCCAAGGCCGTGCCATCGCAGCAAAACACGTTCCGAAATCTCTACTGTAACCAGTGGGTATCATCCGAAACCCGCTGGCTTGACCTTGCCGTCTGGGATAGCGCACCGGCTGCGATTGATGTGCTTAAGAAGGCGCGATGTTATGCGGGCCTTGACCTTTCCAGTTCGCAAGATATCACCGCGTTGGCAGTAATCTATCCGCATGATGACGGCACTTACTCGCTCCACTTAGACACATGGCTGCCCGCCGATAACCTGCGTGAGCGTTGCCTACGTGACCGCGTGCCCTACGACGCATGGGCTGAGAAAGGCCTGATTACGCTTGTGCCTGGGCCGGTCATTGAATACGGGCTGATCGAAGATAGGCTGCGTGAACTGCGCAGCAAATATGACTTGCGCGAGGTTGCTTTCGATCCGTGGAACGCTCGCCAGATCGCACAGCGCTTGATGGCTGAAGGCTTCGCGATGACTGAATTCCGGCAGACGTTAGCGAACTTCAGCTTGCCGACGAAGGCCTTTGAGAAGGCCGTGATTAGTCGCAAGTTGCGGCATGGCGGGAATCCGCTGCTGCGATGGATGGCAGACTGTTGCACGATCTATGCGGACGGCAATGGGAACATCCGGCCAGTCAAGCCTGATCGCCTGAAAGACACTCGACGGATTGATGGGATCGTCGCCGCCATCATGGGGCTGGATCGCGCACAAGCCGCCGCGCCCGCGCCGAACATGGACGCGTTCTTGCGCAGTCCCATTTTTGTTTGATCTTTGCAAAGACCCGACCGGGATGGTCGGGGTTATCTAGATGACCACTTACCAAAAACTGATGGAAAAACACTCGGCACTGACCGGCATGCTCGCGAAGATGGCCGCTGAGAATCGCGGCCCTAACACGGAAGAAAAGACCCAGCTCGAAACCTTGCAGAAGGATGTTCAAGCGCTGAAGTTGGAAAATGAGAACGAAGGCAAGCAGCGCTTCAGCGAAGGCCTTTCGCGCTCGGAGCGCAAAGACGGAATCACGCTGCTCAAGAAGGGCGAGAGTCTCGATAAATTCCACGCTGACCGCGCTCGTTATCCGAAAGAGTGGGATGACATCAACACAGGCAAGCTAATCAAGGGCGTTGTGTTCGGCGATTGGGACGGTGCAGACCTTGAACGGAAGGCTGCTGCCGAAACATCCGCCGGCGCGGGTGGCGTGTTCATTCCGACGCCGGTTAGCGCTCGCGTGATTGACTATGCGCGTAACATCGCGCGAGTTTTTCAGGCTGGCGCGCAGACGATTCCAATGGACACCGCAACCTTGCGCGTTCCCCGCTTGGATGCCGACATCACCGGCTCGTGGACCGCAGAAGGAGCGGATATCTCGGAAGTCGATGCCCCGTTCGATTCCGTGACCTATTCTGCTAAAAAGCTGGGCGTGGTCGCAGCGATCGACAACGAACTCCTCGAAGACGCGCCGAATTGCAGCGCCATGATCGAAAATTCACTGGCTAAGGCTTGCGCTCTGGCGCTTGACCTGGCCGCGTTGACCGGCTCGGGAACCAGCCCGAATCCGACCGGCCTGGTGAACGATCCGAACGTGCAGACCATTGCGACTATCGGAGCGGTCACGGCGTGGGATAGTTTGGCTTCTGCGGCACAGAAGGTGCGTGGCGTGAATTTCGAGCCGAATGCCTATCTCATCAATCCGGCAACTTACAAGATGTATGCCAACCTGAAAGACACACTCGGCCAGCCCATGCGCCCGCAGAGCACTTTGGACGGCATCACTCCGCTGATGACCAACCAAGTGCCCAATGGCTCTTTCTACCTTGGAAAATGGGACGAGATGGCTTTCGGGCTGCGCGCTGGAATGCGAATCGAAGTCAGCCGCGAAGCGAGTTACATGTCTTCCGGCTCGCTCGTCTCTGCGTTCAGCCGTGACCAGACGATTCTTCGCTTGGTCGTCCGTGGCGACTGGCAGCGCTTGCACTCCAATGCGTTCGTTGTCGGCTCTGGCATCACCGTTAGCTAGTAGCAGGAGATTCGGGGCTGCTGGGAAGCAGCCCCACTTCCCACATGAATATCTTTGAGAAGGTTGCGAAATTTCTCCTGCAAAAATCCGGCTGGGCTGGCTTCGGCCCGGATCGCTGGTTTGCTGGCGAGCATTCATGGTTCGGTGACACTCATGCGGGCGTCGCCGTCACGCCAGAGCAGGCACTTACTAACGCGACGGTATCCGCTTGCGTCAACTTACTCAGCACGTCGGTCGCATCGTTGCCGTGCTTTGTCTATCGCGACGAAGGCCGCGCCAAACTGAAGGCGCCAGAGCACAAGCTTTGGTCGGTTCTGCTTGAGCAGCCGAACGATTATCAAACAGCATTTATTTTCTGGCAGCACGTCATGGCGCACTGCCTGCTGGAAGGCAACCTTTACGCCTATATCCAACGCGACGAACAGGGCGACGTTTCCGGCTTGTGGCCGCTGCGCCGTGGGACCGTTCTGGTTGAAGTCGCCAAGGGCTTGCCCGTCTATCACTACGTGTGGGGCGAGACGAAACTCGTCTATCGGGCTGACGAGATTCTGCACTTCAGGAATTTCTCGATGAATGGCTTTGTCGGCATGAGCACGCTGCAAATGGCGCGCGAGGGCGTCGGACAAGCGCTTGCCGAAGGCCGCCATGCTTCGTCACTGTTCCGCAATAACGCAAGGCCTGGGCTGGTGTTGAAGTATCCGAATTTTTTGGATCAGGAGCAGCGCGACAATTTCGAAAAGAGCTTCCGTGACAAGTTTGCGGGCGCACTGAATTCGGGTAAAACCGTTTTGCTGGAAGGCGGCTTTGATCTCGACAAAGTTGGCTTCAGTAGCGAGGATGCGCAATTCCTGCAATCCCGAGAATTCAGCGTCCGAGAAATCGCGCGGTTTTTCAACGTGCCCGCTCACATGGTGGGCGACACGACGCGGACAAGTTACGCCAGCGCGGAAATCGAAGCACTAAGCTTTCTAACTCACTCACTTAGGCCTTGGCTAGTTAATCTCGAAGGTGAAATCAACTCGAAGTTATTCCCAGAGCGAACGAAGTTTTTTGCTCGCTTCGATGCGTCGGCCATTGGCCGCGCTGACATGCAGACGCGCTACGCCGCATATAGCTCGGCGCTGACGGCAGGATGGCTGAGCATCGCGGACGTGAGAGAGGCCGAATCGCTGCCGTTCATCGAAGGGACAGACAAACTTCTACAGCCCGCGAACATGATCGCGGCCAATCCCGCAGAGGAGAGGGATGACAATGGAAACCAAAACAATAGCGCTTCAGCTTAAGGCCGAAGGCGCGGAGGGCGAGTTTGAAGGCCTTGCATCCGTGTACGGGAACAAAGACATGGGCGGCGATATCGTCGCACCTGGCGCGTTCACTAAGTCAATCGCTGACAAGCCAGAGATTCCCGTCCTGTGGCAGCACGATCAGCGGGAACCCATCGGAGTCGGCACACTCACCGATACCGCGGAGGGGCTGGCGATCAAGGGAAAACTCGTCATGCAATCGGACGTCGCTCAGAAGGCCTTCGCGCTGATGAAAGCGGGCGCGCTGAAAGGCCTGTCGATTGGCTACCAGATCGTGACGGCCGCGCGGGAGAATGGCGCGCGTCTGCTGAAG